TCCCCACTTAGAGAATTTATTTATTCAGAAGATGTAGCTAGGTTGGTAGAAATACTACTAGAAACTTATACGGACGCGTCTCCTGTGATCCTATCAACTTCCAATGAAATCTCTATTAAGGACCTAGTTTATCTAATAGCGGACATATATGACTACAAGGGTAAGATCATATGGGATACCAATAAACCAGAAGGACAATATAGGAAACCAAGTGACAATTCAGTGATAAGATCATTAGCACCAGATTTTAAATTTACCCCTATAGAAGAGGGTTTAAGAAAATCTATAGAATGGTTTATTGAAAATTACGAAAAATCAAGAAAATGAAAAGAGCTTTAATAACAGGAATTAATGGACAGGATGGTTCTTATCTAGCAGAATTTCTCCTAGATAAAGGTTATGAGGTATTTGGAACGGTAAAAAGAAATTCGGTATCAGAAACTCAAACCACAAGAATAGATTCAGTGTATTCCAAAATAAAAGATAATCTTATTTACGCAGATCTTAATGATTTATCTTCATTGATTCATGCATTAAAAATATCAGATCCCCACGAGGTTTATAATTTGGCAGCTCAGAGTCACGTTAGAATATCGTTTGACCAACCTTTATACACTGCTCAAACCACAGGAATTGGGGTTTTAAACGTGTTAGAAGCTATAAGAATACACAATCCAAAAATTAAAATGTACCAAGCTTCTTCATCCGAGATGTTTGGTAATAATATAGATGATGATGGGTACCAGAGGGAAACTACTCCAATGAGTCCGGTTTCTCCGTACGGGTGTGCGAAAGTATTTGGGTATAATATATGTAAAAATTATAGAAACTCTTATGGACTTTTTGTTTCTAATGGCGTTCTATTTAACCACGAATCCCCTAGAAGAGGAACTAATTTTGTTACTAATAAAGTCTGTAAAGAAGCAGTGAGAATAAAATTGGGTCTCACCGATAAGCTTTATCTAGGAAATTTGGATGCTACAAGAGATTGGGGACATGCGAAAGATTACGTGGAAGCTATGTGGATGATTCTTCAGAAAGAAAACCCAGACGATTACGTTTGCTCTACCGGGGTATCCCATTCTGTAAAAGATCTAGTAGAATATGTTTTTGGTAAATTAGGTCTGGATTGGAAACAATACGTTCTCCAGGATTCAAAATTTCTAAGACCCGAAGAATTAGTTGATCTGAAGGGGGATTGCGCAAAATTAAAATCCCATACCCAATGGTCTCCAAAGTATACCTTTGAAACTATGCTAGATGAAATGGTGGAATTCTGGGTAAATGAATTCTCTAAATAAATCAATTAATAATATTTTTATTACGGATATATAAAATGCTAGAAAGTGTTTTATATGCAAAAAAAATCAGTCCTAAATTTTAGGCAATTTAGTGGTATTTTTGAAGATGATGAAGCTCCTGCAGAGGGGGTTCAGATGAAATCTATTGATGTAGTGATGAATATATTTTTCCAGATATATGGGGTAATAGTTACTAGAATAAATCAATATAAAGATGCAGTAGCAGATTATCAGGCAATATCAAATTCAGAAAATGACAAAAGAGGAGAACTTATGGTTCAAACCATAAATAAAATATCCGATCTTGTCGTTAAGAGAACACCAGAGCTTAAAAGTTCTATGGATGAATATAAAAAATCCATGGAGTTTTTAAAACAAGCTTATGATAAAATATTAGCAGAAGACAAAGGGCAATTACTTAATATAAAGAAGAAAATAAAAGATATGATTATTTCATATCTTGATAATCTGGTATCGAACGTAAAAAACACGGAAATTCCTGAGTTAGAAAAGAAAAACGAATCTTTGGAATATATTGGAGATTTACTTCTAGAAAAAGATCTATATCAAAAAGAAAGAATAAGGATAATAAAAAGGCTAATTCCTTTACGTGCTAAGACAGCAGAACTTTCTACAAAGTCCATATTTGCAGAAATGAAATCTGCAGCCAAATCTGCACTTAAAAAATATGACGATATAATAAAAACCCTCCAAGATGATTCTGGATTTGAAAAGAAGAAAAGAACAGAGAGAGCAGAAGAGGTACAAAATTCTAGATTTGCAGTCATATCGATAGAAAATGAATTGAATGATACTCTTTCTAAGATAGCTATAAAATACGGGGTAGCTAAAGAAATAGATGATATTTTAAAAAAATCATTGGCTTCTTTAAGTTCTGCAAATACTTCACTAGAAGAGGTAGAAAAAAAGCAGTCTTTAGAAGCAGAAAAAACTAAGATAGAAGATTCAGAATCTGAAACGAAAGAGGACCCTAAAAAATCAATAGAATCATACGGTTGGAAATCCCTAAAAGACGGAGAAGATAAACAGGTATATTACAAAAAGGAAGATTGGGATGATGCAAAAAGTGCAGATAAACAAAAAGAACAAATTGCGATAGGTAAAATAGTTAAGGGAAGTGTAGATGATACCAAGAAAGAACTTAAAATATACAACGAAGCATCAAAGAAAACTTTTACGAAATCTATTTCTGATGTGATTGATAAAGCAGAGGGTGATAAAAATTCTACTGTTAAGATTAAGGAGGGGGAAGGGGAAAAGAAAGAAGAAAATAAAGAATATAAAGAAATAAAAGAGGGAGATAAAGATCCCGAATCTGTAAAATCAGTAAAGAAAAAACTGAATTTAGTTCTTCCTGAAGCAGAATCACTTGAAGATACAGGGAATTATGATAAAAAGCTAAAAAAATCTTTAGTAACAACTATACGGCTTATGAAATCTATAGGAATTTTAGATTCTAGTTATAAAGAAGATACATCTAAGATAACTCTGGATTTTCAGAAAAAATTAGACGAATATATAAAAGAGGTAGAACAGATTAGAAAAGATTTACCAAAATAATAAGAAATGGAGATAAGTAATTTTTCTGAGTTTTTATTGGAGAAAAAAAAGGATAAATCCGGATCGGATGATTCCAAGGAGAATAGTAAGGACCCTATAATTTGGAAACCCGGAAGTGGTCCTTGGTTTCTTGAATATTATAGTCAGATAAAAAGTGAGAAAGACCAAGTAAATATAATAAAAGTAACAGAGGACGTTCTATTAAAATTAGCAAAAGAAGGGTTTAGTATGATAGATTCATCTCTTAAATGGGAAAAGCTATACCAATTTGCTAAATACTGTTTAAAGGGAGAAAAATTCGATTATCCCCCTTTTGTTAAGGATAAGAAAGAAAAAGGATCTAAAACTAAACCTGGTCTATTATCAGAAATTTTAGAAATAGACGTACCTAAAGCTGGAACTATCGATAAAATTCTAAGCAATGATGTAAAAAATGACGACTTAGCTGACTATATCGGTGGGATTTACGGCGGGATTAAGGGATTCATTGAATCGAAAAAAGCTACGGGAGAAGTTAAAATTTTATTTGGAGATAAAATCCCCGAAGGGTTTGATGATTTAGGAGTTATTTCTTTGTTAGCAGGTTTGTACCAGCCAAAAAATGTGGATGAAGGAAAACCCATATTCATAACAGAATCTACGCCCGAGAAATTAAAAACCCCCGGGGGATGGAACGGGACGACAGTAACAGACGAAGGAAAAAAGAAAGCGGGGGATTGGCCAGAGGGATGGAATATACCTATAGATCCTTTAAGGCTTAGAACTATAATGAAAAATTCTGAAATGTGTCTTAGAACTTCGTCCGCCTGTATTAAAGAAATTAGTTTACTATTTTCGAGTGCAGAGGAATCAGATGCTATAGTTAAGACAGCAGAAGATACTATTGGAACAATAAAGACTGCAAGAGAAACATTATTCGGTCCAGGAGAAGAAAAAACAGGTACAATGTATACATTTTGGGAGGCTTGGGGAGCTACAGGCGCCGATAAAATTAAATTAATAACGAGAGATACAGGCGCCCAAAAAGGATTTACAATTAAGATGCACAATGATTTTATTGGAAATATTGGATTGGGAAAAAATCAAATACAGGAAGCAAAAGATTTGGTTGATTCAGGGGAAATGTCAATGGCAGAATATTTTAAAAATGTAGAAGCATATACAGAAGATAAAGACGATAAAAAGGTAACAGTAGGAGAAGGACTTAGAAAAGTCATGTATGAAGAAATAAAAGACGGGATATCAGATTTACAAGCTGCAATAGAAAATTATGCTACTGCATCAGGGGAAAAAAATGCTTTAGATCAATACCTAAAAGTCTATAATGAATTTATAAACAAAGCTAAATCCAATTACACTATAACTGGAAAGGACACCGATAAAAAAATAGAAGTAAAAAAATAAGAAGAATAATGCCTAGATCTTTACTTGAAATATTATTAGAAAAAAAAGACCCTAAAAAATCTCTTCCCTATCCAACGCAGGGGCAATTTAATGCTGAATTGAAAAATTTGGATGAAATATGTACTAGAACTTTAATTGAGACATTTGGGACAGAAGGTTTTGGTGGGGTTAATACATTTGGGGCGATTAGGAAAAGTCTAAAAGATTGTCAAGCTATTTTAAGAAAATATAAAGAAGAATACCAGGATTACCCATGGGAGGATCCAACTGTACAAGCAGAGTTATTAAAACAAAAAAAAATAATAATGGGGGACGATCCAGAAAAGACTGGAGGTCTTTTATTGGATCTACAAGAAGCTAGAATAGAATCTCTAGGGGAAGAGGACTCGTATAGAATAGCTAATACATATTTCGAAACTGCAGAATCTCTAAGAGTAACAGGAACCCAAAGGATACTTAAGATTGCATCTATGAGGGATAAAGAAATAAAAGTAGGTAGGGCTAGGGCAAATACAGACCTCACGGAGAACAACGAGATCAATAGTAAAAAATATGATATAACTGCCAAGAAGATCGGGGCAGAAGATTCTGACAGACCCAAAGATATGTCAGATGATGATTGGAAAAAACGGAAAAAAGAGATAGAGGAGGATAACAAAAAAAGAAAGGAGGAAGTAGCTAGATTAAGGATGGGAATATTCTATTATCTAGGAATGATTGTAGGGGAAACACAAAAAGATATTAAAGAAAAATGGGGTGGAGGAGAAGATGGGGAAGAGGATCCGACCGATGTCCAAAGAGGATACCGAAAAGAACTTCTAGTAAAAGCTATGCCTTTTATAGAAAGAGTAACGCAACAAGATTTTAATGAAAAAGATCCATTAGCGGATAAAAAATATATGAATTTTGTTATGATATTAGCATCTTATAGTCCAGGATATAAAAACTACAAGCCAGATCCTAAGGACCAAGTGGTAGAGGTGAAAATAACGGATGAGCAAAAAGCGGTCATAGGAACAGAAATGGAGAACCGTAAAGCAAAAATAAAAGCCCTTATCGATGAAATAATAGGCAGAAATTCTGGGGCGGGAATACAAAAAATTGTCAAGGAAGAAATGGAAAAAGCCCAAGCAGAATTAGATTCAGTAGATGCTAAAACTGCTTGCGATATTAATTCTCAAAGAAAATTATCAAATGCTAAAGCAGAACTTGACAAGAAAGTTAATGATAACAAGGGGATATTAGACCCTAAGGATATAGAAGACCTGGGTAAAGTAGCAGATATAATAGACACGATTTTTGGCTATTGTAATAATCAAGAATACACCAAAGGAGAGAAAAAATAGAGGGGTCCGAAACTTTTTATCAAAAAACCAACTAAGATAATTATCTAATTACCCGGGGATGATCTTATATCTAAGAGAGTCTAATACCCAAAACGCAAACTTCGTATTATATGACAAGAGGAGATTTTCTAATGTCGTACTGACCTAGATTCCATGTCATCCAAACCCCATTCTCTTTAAAGTAAACTTTGGCCATTAGAAACCCAAGTTCTGAAATATATAAAGCCTGTATCTCTCCGTCTCCATGAGGAGTGCTAACAGGCACTGATGTTTCCTGTACAGTATGGTGTTTGATTTTATCCATTTTTATTTGGTTGTCTTTTTACCCTCACACTTAAGATCACCATAGGCATCACAAGGAGAAGTCTTAGCAGACTTACATGATGAGAGCATGATTACAATTAAAGTCTGAATAAGGAGCACTCCCAGAAAATAAAATGGATTCATTGGATCTGAATTTTTCATATATTTCTTATTTTATCTTATGTATCAAAAGAGACGGAACATAATTCTACTCCTCCCCAGATGAATCAATAGTTTTCTCCATTATCCAATCGTATAAGATCTTGCCCCAAGCTCCAAGTTGCCAACCTGCGATGCCATACATGATCAATCGAGGTAGAGAATTTACCAGAACAATAAGCACAATAATCATAAGCAGGAAAGTGATGAATCTATGAAATGTGATACCTGAATTTGACATGGCTAAGATTTACTCTGTTATACAGAAATAGTTGTGAATGTTCCGATTATAGCTCTTACCTCAGAGAGTCTGAGGTTTTAATACTTTACTATCCGATTGGTGTTCCGCTTGAACTCATATATCTGATATCTCCAACATAAATAAGATCTACTGGTTTGATTCGAAGAGTACTACCTTTACCAGCGTATCTTTTGCCATCAGCTAACCACTCTTTAAGAACAAGTAAATCTTCTGCTCTATACATTGCAGTGTAAAACTCTTCTTTTTCCCCTACTGATCCACTGCCTTGTGCATGCTCGTATCCATAACAAGTAGTTCCAAAAATATCTTCATACTCTTTTAGAGTAATTTCAACTTCGCCTCTTTCTCTTTCAGATTTTGTTAAAGATTTAACGGCTATTGAAATATTACTTGGATTAAACTGACAAACAACTTTCTCTACGTTGCCAGTTTCTTTATACTTAGAACCAATAAAATTTTTAGACCAAAAGTTCTTTGCTTCTCTATAAATGCTTGGTGCAAATATAGCTCCAAAAACTCCAGCGATAAGAGCCAAACCAAATCCTTCGTTAGTTAATTGATAATTTTTAAATTCCTCTATGTTTTTCATTTTTTAATAATCTTTTTTATTATATATTAAAATAAAGAATAAAATGTTTATTTTTCTCTATATTTTCTTTCTCCCCTAGTTCAACATCCTATCCAAATACATGTAAATGTATTTTCTATATCTTTTAATTGTTTTCTCGTCGCAGATTCTTTTATTCCTTTGGCTTCTAAATCTTCCCTAAATTTGCAAAGTTCTATGTACCATTCAGGGTATTTATTTTTTACATAATTTTCTCTAGACAATGATCCGGATACTCTTGCATTTATGTTTATAAATTCTTGATATTCCATTTGACCTATTTTACATATATATCTTTCTTTACACACACTTTCCCGGAATATTTCTGAATGGGATAAAAAAGAAACTAAAAGACATAAATTTACTATAACATATAAAATTAATATATGGCAAAATCTCAAATCGCACAATCAAATAAGCCTTTTTCTTTTTTAGACTTGGACAAAGAGTTATCTAAAATAGAAGGGTTTGAATTAGGTTCCTTACTAGCTAACAATTCATTTAGCGAAGTTGATGAATGGATACCAACGGGTAATTATCTACTTAATGCACAGATCTCTGGATCTCTTTTTGGGGGAATCCCTAATACTAGATCTTTTGGACTTATGGGAGATCCAGGAACTGGAAAATCTTTTGTATGCCTTAATGTTGTTAGGGAAGCTCAAAAGAAAGGTTATGATGTTGTCTATTGTGATACCGAGGGAGCTATTGATAAAACAGGAGCTTTAAAATTTGGTATTGATGCAAATAGATTACGATATCAACCAATAAAAACTGTTTCCCAGTTTCAAACTTTTGTTGCTAATCTAGTTGATATGGTAAACAAAGCTAGAGCTAAAGGCGAATCCCCTAAAATTCTTTTAATACTAGATTCTTTAGGAATGCTTTCTACCGATAAAGAATTAGCTGATGCCATGAGAGGACACAATGCAGCAGATATGGGTGCAAAAGCAAAAGAACTTCGAAAGCTATTTAGAGTTATTACTCTTGATCTTACTGCAGCAAAAATTCCTTTAATTTGTACTAATCACGTTTATACAGGGGGAGGATTTATGCCAACCAAAGAAAGTTCCGGAGGTGATGGACCTATTTTTGCCATGTCAGTGATATCTTTCTTGTCTAAAGCTCAGTTAAAAGAGGGATCAAGTACTACCAAAACCGGTATCGTTGTAACTTCGAACCTAAAGAAAAGCCGATTTACCGTACCCGAACCCGTTAAATTCCATATATCTTTTGCTAACGGTATGAACCCTTATGTAGGGCTACAAGATTATGTTACTTGGGATGCCTGCGGAGTAGAAAGGGGTAAATTAGAAGAAGTTAAAGGACCAGATGGAAAAAAAGAAATTAAATTTACTGCCAATGCTTCTTCTACAAGATGGGCAGTAAAACATTTAGGCAAAACCGTTACCACTTCGGAATTATTTACAGCTAAAGTGTTTACCCCGGAGGTATTAGAGCAATTAGACGATAAAGTAATTAAAAGCAAATTCCATCTTCCAGAGCTTATGGATTATACCGATATTGTAAATTCAATAGACATAGAAACAGAAGACGATTCGGATGAATAGAAATAGAATTAAATTAAAATACGTTTTAAACCTTTGGAAATCACTACCGGGATACCCAACTAAAGAAGATGCTCTTTATGAGATAAAATCTTTTTTAGTTAGGGATTCCAGACCTGGCGAATTTTCTCACCAAACGCTAAATGCAGTTTTTGGACCTAAATGGGAAAAAGGAGAATACGGAAGATTGGTAAATGAATTGATTGAAGAAGGTCTGATAGAGGAAACTAAAAAGGCATCTGCGTCTAAAAAGTGGTATAAACTAAAAAACTAATTTCTTTTAATGGAGCTTTCTCATTCGGAAAATATATTGCTAAGGTACATAATAGAAAATCCTGTCTATTTAGAAACTTGTCTACCCTCTTATTTCAATAATGATTCTTTAAGTGAGATAATGATAGTATTTTCTGATTTCTGGGTTAAATACCACGAAATACCGAAATGCGAACAGATAATAGAATCCTTTAAGATTCAGGGAAAGACAGATAATGTTTCTCCAGATGAGATTAGATCTTTATTTAATATAGATCTAAGAAAATACGAAGATGTTTGGTTGAAAGAAACCACCGAATTTTTTATAGAATATAAAACATTAACTAAATCTGCAGTAGACGGACTTAAGTATATTCAATCAAGCCCTGTAGATTCAGAGAACATTAGAGGGGTTATTGATAATTTCAAAAGAATAATCCTAGAAAGAAATAATATAGATTTTAATTTTGACGAGGGACTAGATTTTTTCAATCCTGATAGTCATAAACAATTATCGCATAGAACTTTTTCAAGCGGATTTCCTTTTATAGATACTGTATTAGGTGGAGGATTTTCAGCCAAAGCTTTATATGTTTTTATGGGTATGCCTAAAGTAGGTAAATCCCTTTGGTTGGGTAATCTTGCCATTCAAGGAATGAAAAAAGGGCATAATGTTGCTATCATATCTTTAGAGATGGGAGATAGAAAATATGCAAAAAGAGTAGGATCTAATCTTTTAAATATACCTATTTCCGAATACAATCAGATATCTAACGACGAAGAGCTAATGAAAAAGAAGCTTAATAATGTTGCTTATGATAATTTTAGTGTACCCGGTCAATTCCTAATAAAAGAATTTCCAACCTCCCAGGCTTCTACTAATGACATAGAAAACTACCTTAAAAAAGTGGAAGAGACAAGGGGAATTAAATTCAAAATAATCGTAATTGATTATATTAATATTATGAAGAATTGGAGAAATCCAAATTCCGAGAATACGTATATGAAAATTAAACAGATTGCAGAGGATTTAAGGGGAATGGCAGTTAGAAATGAATGGGCAATAATAACAGCAACCCAAACAAAACAAGGAGATTTTGATGCCTCTGATCTTTCTATAAACTCTGCAGCAGAATCATCAGGTCTTGTTGCGACTGTAGATGGAATGTTTGGTATTATACAAGATCCTATAATGTATTCCAATGGGGAATATAAATTAAAACTATTGGCTAATAGGGAAGATGGGTATAAAAATTCTCATAAAATTTTTAATGTAGATTACAAATACATGAGAATTATAGAGGATATATCTAGACCTATGCACACAGAATAAAAAATATGAGCGAAGAAAAAATAGAAGCACCCCAGCCCCAGAAGGTCTTAGGTGATAAAATCTTGGGAGCACACAATAATCCTACTAAAGATTATGAATATGTTGATAGCTACGAGGTAGATTCGGATAACTCATATTTAGACCAATATTATGACGAAGAAGATCATAATCATAGAATAAGATTGGAAGAACTAATTTATAGTGCATTTCAAGAATCTAGATGGTTTCCATTAAATTATAAAAAGAAAATACCAAAAGATCTAGTTCCCTATGTGTTTGAAGAAGTTCTAGAAAAATTAGAAGAGACCGAATATTCTTTTTCTGAAAAATTTGTATCTATATGCGACTATATAGGGGTTAGCTACATAAAAGCTTATGAAATAATTCCTATAAAATACAAGGAAATGGTCATAAATGAACTTGAAACTAAGTTCCATATTCTATCTAAAAAGAAGATAAAAAGACTCTTTTAATATGAAATACCCTATAATTAAAAATCTAAACGGGAAGAGAGTGTGGTTCATAACGGATACCCATTTAGGTATTCGTAACAGCTCTAATGAATGGCAATCCATTATGAGAGAATATTTCTTCGATTGGTTTTTTCCTTTAGTTAGGAAAAATTATAGACCAGGAGATGTTCTTATTCATTGTGGCGATTTCTATGATTCACGTCAAAGTATAAACCTAAAAGTTCTAAATCTAGGCGTTGAAGTGGTAGAAGAAATGTCTAATATTTTTAAAGATGGAGTTTATTTTATAGTTGGTAATCACGATATATTTGGTAAAATGTCAAATACCGTAAATTCCTTGAAATCTATAAAATGGATACCCGGCATAACAATATTAGAAGATCCACATACTTTAATACTGGGGGATAAGAAATTCTTTATGATGCCATGGAGAAAAGATCACAAGGAGGAAGAAGAAACTTTGGATTTTGCAAAGCCCCATGATTATCTTTGCTGTCATGCAGACATTAGGGGATTAAGTTTTAGCCGATATGTAAAAGTAGAGACTGGAACAGAAATTAAAAAATTCTCTAAATTCACTAGAGTTTATTCCGGTCATATACATTATGCACAGGAAGTAGGTAATATTAGAATGCTAGGATCTCCATATGAACTGACTAGATCAGATATGGGAAATCCTAAAGGAATACTTCTTTTGGATCTAGAAAAAAACGAAGAGAAATTTTTCTCTAATGATTTTTCTCCAAGATTTAAAAAATACATTTTCGATCAGATACTAGAAAAAACTATAGATGAATTAGAATTAGAATTTAAAAATAATTTTATAGACATAATGATAGACCCTATTATGTCTTTAAAAGCTCCTTTAAGTATATTAACTGATTCTATACAAAGCCAAAGATCCGTAAATTTTCACCCTTACGATCCTAATCAAGCAAATAATTTAACCCAACAGATATTAGATACCGAGGGAAGAATATTTAACGTTATGGATTTCATAGATGAATATGTTAAAGGAATGGATACCGATGATTTAACCAAAGGCAGAATCCTTTCAAGCTTACAGAAATTACATAATTTAGTTGCCGAACAGGACCAAAACCCTATAAGATAATGAAAATATTGAAAATAGAATGGAAGAATTTTTCTTCTTATGGTAATAAAAAACAATCTCTATCTTTTACAGAAGCAAATGGGCTTTTTCAAATTATAGGGGAAAATGGAGCTGGTAAGTCTTCTATATCTCAGGTAATTACTTTTGGACTTTATGGTAAAATAGAAGGTAAAAAATTATCTGATATACCAAATAGAATAAATGGGCATGCTGAAGTTACTATAGAATTTGAAGCTAACGGTAATATAATTAAAGTGGAAAGAGGGTTAGAACCTTCTTACCTTAATCTTTCTTTAAACGGAGTTCTTTATGATCAGGCAGGATCTAGGAATGTACAAGACTACTTGACTGAAGACCTCATAGGCATCCCGTATTACGTGTTTAATAACACTATATCCCTTTCGATAAATGATTTTAAGTCTTTCATCAAAATGAGCCCACAGGACAAGAGAGCTATAGTAGACAAGATATTTGGATTCCAAATTTTAAATAGAATGCGGGATACATTAAAAGAAGAATCTAAAAAAATAAAAGATCGTCTTGATGTTATATCAGGAAATCTAGAATCTATGAATAATTCCATAGCAAAATCCAATAAAGAAATGGATTCTCTTTTAACAGAAATAGAAGAGGAAGCAAAGCAAGAGATAAATAATCTCAATGAGGAATTAAATAAATTTAAAACCCTTCATGGCATACACAGCAAACACATAGAGGATTTTAAAAAAGATGAATCCGATTTTTATTCTATTCTTAAAGAATCAAATCAAACCCTAGTTGAAAATAAATCAGCATATCAAGATCTTTCTAGAAGACTTAAATTATATGAGTTAGATAAATGTCCAACATGCGAGAGTTCTTTAGATACAGAATTTCATAAGTGTGCTAAAGATTCTTTTACCGAAGAAAGAGAAAAATATTTTACTAAAATAAAAGAATTAGAAATTACCCTTTCGGACCTTAAATCTACTGAAAACGAAATTAAAACTCGAAAAAATGATCTTATTTCTAAAGGTGCAAAAATAGAAACGCGAATATCCACTGTCATAAGGGACCTTAAAAAAATAGAGAACAAAGATAGTGATAAGCAAATCCATGCTTTAAAAAGAATTATAGAAAATATGGAAGGTGATAGAGAAAATCTATCTGATGAATCTTTTAAAACCGAAGAAAAAAATAATTGGTTAAGGTTATTAGATGATATTCTAGGGGAAAGAGGGGTTAAACAAATGGCAGTTAAAACCATATTACCTTCTTTGAACTCTGAAATATTTGATCTCATGAGGGAAATGCATTTGGATTATCAAATTATTTTTGATGAGGAATTTAAAGCTTCCCTTTATCATATGGGTATCGAAATTCCTATCCAAACCCTTAGCACGGGAGAAATGAAAAAAATAGATTTTGTTGTCCTAATTTCTATCATGAAATTGATGAAATTAAAATTTAGTTCTATAAATCTCCTTTTTCTTGATGAATTATTCAGTTCAGTAGATCCAGATGGAGTCCATTCTATCTTAAAAATACTCCAAAAAAGTTCTAGAGATATGGGTCTTAATATATTTGTTATAAACCATGCTCCAATGCCTCATGAAATATTCGATTGGAAATTAGAGGTTGCCAAAACAAATAATTTTTCTTCTATTCTTTTGGATAAATTCTAATTTTTATTTTTCTGATATATATGAAAAAGAATAGAATTGAGATCCAGACAAACCCCACAGACAAGTAAAGAATTAAGTTCCCGGCAAAAGCAAGATCAGATTGCAAAGGAAAATAGTAATGTCGTAGGTCTTAATAAAATTCCGGTAAATCTATTTGAAGAAAATAGCAGCGGTCAGGGATTACTAGGGACGGGTTTACTAAAAGAAAGACCAAAGGTACCTATACCTTTTACAGATAAAACAAATCCCCAAGGAAAACCAGTTCTTCAAGAGGTTTCTAAATTTTCTTATTTCTTTGTTAAATTCGATAGCCCAAATGGGGTTGGTTTTGCTTCCGTAATTAAAAATTTCGTAGTAATCAATACACTAAGCCCAATGAGTACCGTGGATTTTTCACAAATGTCAGGGTATTCGATTTCTAACATTTCTTCTCTAACATTAGAAATTTACAAAACTGGAACTTTTATACATCCTACCTATGTGAATTCGGCGGGAAATCCCCTATCGGCAAGATATTCTGAGATCTCTGTACTAAAACAAAGAACACCAGGAAGATTAGACGATACCCCTATAGGGTATCCAGATTTCGATTCAACCCCTAATGGGGTAACTTCTAAAAGGGGACCAATTGCTTCTGCACCTTATACTAATTTTACAAGTGCAACTGGGTTAACTTCTTCTGTTACCATAGTACCAGGAGGAACAGTAGGATTTAAAGACACTAGTCCTTTTCTTCCTTTCAATGCTGGTCCTACTGGGTGGAATTGGAATTTTGGAGCAACTGCTTCACCGACAGGAAGTATTTTACAGAACCCAATAATTACATATGGGGTAACCGGAATATATTCAGTGACACTAACAGCTTCCAATTCTACCGGATCTACAAGTTTCACAAGAACTAACTTTATAAATGTAACTTTTTAAATTATGTCAGGATTTTTAGAAAAATATAACATGGATGATGTTTTCTTAAGGGGTTTAATAGTTGCTCTATTAAATTCTCTTAATGATAGACTTAAATATATTCAAGTTAATGACCAACAAGAAATACTAGAGGTTTACGTACCTTTTTATTTTTCTCTAACGGGGGATGAACCTTTCCTGCAGGATAGCTTTTTAGAATATGTCAATTGTAAAACCGACGAAATACACGCAGAGGGAAATTATGATATAATTCCTAGGGGAGTTGTTACGTTCCAAGGAGTAGATTTAGATACTGGAGGGTTAACTAACAAATTTACAAGAATGAATTATGCAGTGGAAGATAAAACTGGGCAGATGAAAACTTTTTCTTCTTTTACTAATTCTATTCCTTTAAATGTTCCTATTAACGTAGCAATGAAAACTGATACCCTTATAGATGCTTTTAAGCTATTCCAGAGTGCAGTTACTATATTCTATAAGACTTTTACTTTTAGCTTTGAATATGAAGGATTTAGAATTCCTGTTCAAGTTGGGTTTCCGGAATCCTACGAGATAACAAAATCTACGGAATTTACTTTTCAGAGTAACCCTCCTTTTATAGACTTTAATTTTTCTTTAGCTTTAGAAACTTATTTTCCTGAAAAAGACCTTTCTACCGAAAGATTCAAAGGTAATCTTATGCAAAGTGGGATTAGAATGAATCTAAAAACAGGAGGGACCTCAGGACCTAACAATAAAGAATTACTTTAATTTTTTAGATATATAAGAAAAAATTGCAATGGCTTTTAGAGTACAGATAAGAAGAGATACTAGTTTAAATTGGGGAACCAATGATCCTATTCTGCTTGATGGCGAATTTGGATATGAAACAGATACTGGTAGATACAAGATAGGTAATGGTATAGATGTTTGGTCTAATCTAATTTATTCTTTAATAGGTGTAACCGGGCCGACCGGTGGAACTGGAGCTACAGGAGCTACAGGATCTACTGGTCCTACCGGATCTACTGGACCAACCGGACCTACTGGACCAACGGGATCTATTAATATAGTTTCTGTACCCGGAGCGACTTCTTCTCCTGGAAATACTGGGGATTTTGCTTTTAGCGGACCTGATATGTATGTACGCACTGGAAACTTTTGGTATAAATTCACAGGATTACCTTTTGTATAAATTCACAGGATTACCTTTTTAAATAATCGAAACTAATTTTTTGTATCCTCTATAATATATAAAAAATTATGCCAGAAGAAATTAAAATAAACGAAGAGTTATTTTCAGAAATTGAAAAATTAAAAAATGAATTGACTGAAAATGTTATCAAAATAGGAAGATTAAGAATCGAGATTTCATTATATGAAAAAGATCTACACCTTATGAATCTACAATTAGAAAATCTTTGCGGGGATGCAGAAAAAATTAGATCTGTTGAAATGGACCTTAAGAAAAAATTAGATACAGAATATGGTCCTTGTCAATACAATTTTGAAACTGGAACTGTAATAAAATTATAAACCAAAAACCCTTCTGTTCCGCTTCGGATATATAATAATAAATAGCGGACATGAATTTTTACCCCCAGGATAAATTTCCAAAAAAAGGAACCCCAGTGTATAACGGGAATGGAGAACAATATGACTTATCTGATCCAAGATATGCTTATCAGGATGGGCTTCAGAATACACAAAAAAATAAAGATAGTTCTACCGACAATTTATATTCCACTATAGATTCAGCTTTAGCAAGGGCTAAACAAATAGGATGTGAGGGATATCATCAGGTAACTGAAAATGGAAATTCTTACTATAAACCATGTTCTACCTCAAACGAGTACGATTTAAGGATAGAGCAATTAGATAGCTCCCTTAATTTTACTTATATTGGAAACTATAGGGTTCTTACATGGGATACTCCTTTTGAAAGAGCTTCTTCGTATAATGGGTGGATAATAAACACTTTAAATAGTAGCAATAACGGTACAGCATTAGATTCAGAAGATATTTCTATAGAATTTAGGTATTCAATTGATGGTAAAACTTTTTCTCTTTGGGAGAATGTAGGAACAGCTTTAAACGGAATAACCAATAATTTTTCTGAGATTTACGAAGTCCCTTTGGACCCCAATAATAAATTCTATCCAGAATTTAGATTTACCTCCATATTAAAAAATCCAGATGGAACTTTTATAGAGATACCGGATTCACCTATGGATTCTAATATAGTTATAACCGATTTTGAATTAGATATAACTTATGCAGATCCTACGGAATTGCCTATTGTATACCCTTCACCATTATGTTCGAATGAGATCTCAAAAAGACCTATAATATTTTCGGATTGTAAATTTACTTTTAAACCTTATAATATAAACAAAGCTGTTAATCTTTATAACGATTTAAGTTATATGGTTAATAATATATTTGGGTTCGAGATAAATTATTATTCAGTACAGCCGCAAGCAAGGGGGAGAGATGTTTCTCTTAGAGAATATACTATATTTGACGTGGTTGACGAGAAATGTGTTAAAGTTATGGTTCCGGGAAATCAATTTCCCGATAATAAAATAAACTTTGACCCTTTTGGACTTCAATTTGACGAACCTTTTGAAATCCATATAGACAAAAGGTATTTCGAACAAAATTTTGGAAACGGATCACAACCTAGAAAAAGAGATATAATTTATTTTCCTTTAACGAATAGAATATATGAAATAAACTCTATGTATTTATTTAGAGATTTTATGTATTCCCCTGTTTACTTTAAAATAGAATTAAAAAAATATCAGCCAAAAAGCAATACATATTTCCAAGATCCTGCTTACAAAGAAGAATTGGAAGGAATATCTTTAACTACAGAATCTCTTTTCGGAGAAGAAATATCCGCAGAAGAGAAAAAGATAGCAAAACCTCAACAATACGGAATCATAAATACTTTATCCCAGGATCCGGTAAGATCCTACATATATAAAGATCTAGCAATCGTAGGATATGACCTGAATAATAACTGGACAATAGTTTTCAATCATTATTATGATCTATCTTCAGCTTTCAATTATGTTCCTGAATTTACTACCGAGGTGGGAAGCTACAGAAATGCTATAAGGTATAAGGAATTACCTAAATTGTCTTCGGGCGAAGAATTTTCGTATACATGTTGGTTCTCTATGAGGAATGTTTATAATGCTCAAAGTCTTTCTAAAAATTCTTATCCGGTAAGAAATTTAACTTTATCCTCTAGCACTTCTAGTACCCTTACTTTTTCTTCTTCCCCTAGCAAGCATGGACTTTCTGCATGGACGGCTTATTCCGATAATCCAGAAGGGTATGTTGCTATATCAGGAGACGAAACACATACTGGTGGATATAAAGTTCTTAGTGTTATAGACGATTACACTTTTACTATAGAAAATAAATCTATTAATTTTTCTCAAGTTCCTATAATTTGGAAAATGCAAAAAGCACAAAGCAGAAACCTTCTTGATGGCTTATATGAAATTGAATCCGTTACATACGGGATAAGAATAGATATAGTGCATTCGGGTGTAGTAGATGATAAAGGAGTAAATTTTTTAAATATAGGAAGTTTTATAATAAGAATAAACGATGAGGAATTTAATTCAACCCTTCAATTTATTCCTACTTATTCCGAATGGTACGGATTAGTATTTAATTTATCCAATAAGTACAAACAGATATCTATAAATGGCTGGGCTATATCTTTTAATCCACAGGATACATTAGGACAATCTTCTAATCTAACCTCTGTTCATGAAGATTTAAGAAGCTTTATTTCTGATTTTATATTTGATGCCCCTACTAGCCTACAACCTAATTATTTAGCACATTCAGATACATACTTTGAACTTGGAAACACTGGGGGTATAGTCATAGAGCCCCAGCTAAATTACATTGCAGGTCAATCTATTACAGTATACAAGACGGCTAGTAACTATCAAATTTCTAATATTACCTCATATAATTCGGCAACGGGATCATTAGCTTTTGATTCGCCTAACACTATAGTTGGGTCTACCGGGTCTACCGGGTCTAGTTGGATAGTAAATCTAACAGAAGATCCTTTCTACGGAACAGATAATAATACTTATAAGATATGGACAGGTCCAATTTATCTTAGCAATGTAAGATTATTTAAGAATATGATAGATATAGATGTACAATCTACTGTATTAAATCAAAATATAGTTAGGGATGAACAAAATTCACGTATAATTGATAACTGTAAACCTCTTTTAGGACTTCCTAAATTTGCAAGAAATAGATAATATATGCCAAGAAGAAAACCGAAGCCAGAAAAAATTATAGAGGAAAGAATGAAAGAAAGTTTGGACTCTATCATAATGGAGGAATCTTTGGATAGTGTTATAGATTCTAATAGTCTAGATCTTCCAAGGTTAAAGACCACTGATTTGATGAATTATAACGAGGAAAAATCTACAGCTTTTACAGAAGCTAAGACTTTATTAGATTCATTAACAAATTTTTACGTAGATCCAGATAAAATGGGGGGAGCAGATCACCTCGAGCATAAGAAGAAAATGGATGCCGTAAATCTTTCTGCTATGATGTTTCAGTTAAAATCTGCTCAACATGCAATAACTAAAATATTAGAAGAAATAGAATTAGGAAATACCCACCCTAGACTTTTTGAAGTACTAGGTCAGCTTCAGTCCCAAATCATGCAGATGCCTAAAGATTACCAGAATTATATGGAAAGAATGGAACAGGGGTATAAAAGACTAAGAAATGAAATAGATCAAAAAAATCACAATAACGGAATATCAATGGAAAAATCTGGCGAAGGGGATCTTTATGTTCCTTCAGCTAGTTCAGTTTCCGAAAACGGAACTATTAAAAGTAGGGGAACAAAAAATATGATGGAAGGTCTGAGAGAACTTCTAGGACCTGAAATTCAAGACGTGAAAGCTTTAGAAATCGACGAGGAAAAAATAAAACAAATGGATCCCGGAACCATTGTTAATGCAAGATATAAAAAAATAATAGATGTCGATAGGATAGAATCTGATGATGTAAAAAAAGATGATACCTACGAATTAGATGACGATATGTTTTCTTAAATTTTTATATGATAGAAAATAAAAAAATAGGGGAAACCCAGGAAGAAAGTAATTATTGGTCCACCGAAAGAGTAAATGAGCTATTAAGAAAAGCTGACGAAGAAGGGCTTGACTTTAAAAGTGTTGATAATCCATTTCATGATAATAACCCAGAGCTAAAAAGATCTAATGTTCTTTTTGAATACACCAAAGAAGAAACATTAGAAATAAAAAAATGTGCTGAGGACGTTACGTATTTTTCCAAGTATTGTCAAGTAATGACAGATACTGGTTTGAATTATATAAAACTTAGGGAATACCAAATCTCTGTTCTTAAGGAATACCAGAATAACAGGATGAATATATTTTTAGCTCCTAGACAGGTTGGTAAATCTATTACTTCATCGATAATTTTAGTTTGGTATTTACTTTTCAACCATGATAAAAATGCGATGATATTAGCTAACGTTGGGGATACTGCGGAAGAGCTAATGGATAAAATAAAACATATAATTAAAGGATTACCTTTTTTCCTTAAACCCGGAATGAATGTAAATAATGTCATGTCAATGAAATTTGATAATGGCTGCAGGATCTTAGCTAAAACTACTACCAAAACAACAGGTATTGGTTTTACTATTCACTTTCTATATATGGATGAGTTTGCCCATATTAATCCTAATTTTATTGAGGCTTTCTTTAGATCTACATATCCTACGGTTTCTTCTTCTAATGTTTCTAGAATTATAATAACTTCTACCCCCAACGGGATGAATAAGTTTTATGAGATCTATCAATTAGCTTTAGAAGGTAAAAATAGTTTTAATCCGATTAGGGTGGACTGGTGGCAAGTACCGGGAAGGGACGAAGCTTGGAGACAAACCGAGATGGCAAATCTAGGAAGCGAAGAATTATTCAACCAAGAATATGGTAATCAGTTTTTAAGCTCTTCCACATTACTTCTAGGGTCTAATGAATTAAAAAAAATTAAAAATAATGAATCCGAATACGAATGGGCAGAAATCGAATGCCTTCATGATACTGATATCAATTATGAAAATCTAACATGGCATCCAAAATTTAATATAGATAATGCAGACGAAGAAGGTAAAAGATATGTTTTCTCTATAGATCTTAGTGAAGGTAACAAAGGAGATTATACAGTATTAAATATATTTAAATTAACCCCTTTACCTAAATCAATTATTGAAAAAATTGATGATTTTGAAGACGAATCTGATTTTTTTGGTCTTATACAAATTGGGTTATTCAGAGAAAATAATATAAATCTTGATGATTTTACAAAAATAGTTATTAATTTAATTCTTAAAGTATTTAATGCAGATAGAGTTAAAATAGCATTAGAGATGAATTATAAGGGAGATATGTTTTACGAAAAGCTAATATCTAAAGATGATTTTTATGATGAAATGTTTCTTTTCACAAAGCACACAGAAAATGCCAGATTAGCTAAACCCGGAATAAAATATAACGAAAAGATAAAAATGAAATACTGTGAATTATTAAGGTCGCTCGTTAGAAAAGACCGAATAATTATAACAGAAAAAAAACATACAATTTTAGAAATGTTTACCTTTGGCTTAAATTCTAGAGGAACATATTCTGCACAAAGCGGACATGATGATGTTGCTATGACCTTAGTTAATTTATCTGGACTTTTTGACGGATATGATTTTGGACAAATGGTAGGAGAATTATTTGATGAGCTCGAAGATAGTGATTATAAAAGTATGATAATAAATAAAATAGAGGGGATGAATCCCCCTGAATTTGACTCAGAAGGAAATTCAAAAAATATTTATATAACAAAAGAAGGTAAAAGTTATAAGGATTTTAGCGCTTTAATTTGATTTCTAAATTTTTCCGAGGAAATTGAAATCAAATACGATATATACACTGACTAAAAATATATTATTATAATGGCAAGTAAGATTAAAATAGACTACTCTCAGTTTAAAGCTTCTGGAGTTTATACGTTGGAGTTTGACGCTTCCCAAAATGTTATACTAACATCTCAAACAATTCGTCTAGTTGTAGGATTCTCTAATATTGGTCCTTTCAATACTCCGGTTTATATACCGGATGCTACGACAATGATTGCTATATTTGGAGATATAGATAGATCCTTAGAAAATAAGGGATCTTTCTTTCACAGATCGGTTTTCACTTGTTTGAGTCAAGGGCCTGTTTTTGCGTTAAATCTTCTTAGATTAAATGACGACGAATCTAGTGCATCACCAGATGAAGTTACATACAAAGCTTTTTCTTTGGATACAGAACAATATAACGGGGTAATTACCTCAAAGTTATATTCTTCATATTACAATAAAGAAAGATTCTTTTTCCCGGATCCTGAATATTTCTTAGCTACATTAAGTGTGGCGGATCAAGGTAAATTATTTAATTTAACTAATTTAGGAAAAAGTCCGGTAAGTATAATTACTAGAAAATCTACGGATTCAGTATTTCCTTTATTAGGGTTTAATATTTTTGCAGCAGATTGGTATGGAATAAATAATGTTCCTTCCTTTATGCATCCTTATGATTATATTTCAGATTATTTTATTGATGTAATTGCAGTATCAGGGGATTGGACTAATTATCAAGCTTTATCAGTAGACCCTAAATGGAGTTCTTACTTTACCAATAATGGATTCATAAAAAGCCAAATAGATAATTTCTTATCTAATCAAGATGTAAATATAGTAACTTCGGTTACTGGATGTATCATACCTGATTTCGTAGATTTAAACGGAAATAATCAATACATACAAACTTTAGTAAATCAAAATACTCCTTCTACAGGTTTATTCTGCGCTATTGACGAACAAGCATTTGATGATATTTGTAACAGCCCATATAAAATAGATTTAGTAGGTAATCATTTAATAGATGAACTTTCAGGAGATAGAGATCTTGCAACCCCTAGAATTAAATTTCTAAGTTATGATCAAGTCCTAGTAGCAGATTACCTTTACACACAAAATGTAATAGGAGTTACCGGAGCAGGTCCTTTCTTTACCCCAGCAACAGGGGCAACAGTTTTTACTACAGGAGCTAAAGTTGGTACATTATTTACTTTAAACCCAGGAGTTACCGGTGCAACTGCAGGTATTATTAATCAGTCTTTTGCTGCTTATAATTCTACTTTATTCGAGGGAGGATTACATTATCTTCAAACATCAGGAACTACAGGAGCAACCGGAGGTATATCCACAGCTGCCCAAAAAACCTTGTTAAAAGAATTTTTAACGGTAACAAGTTCAAGCGATCAGAAATTCATATTAGGAGTAGTACAAGGAATCGCAGGCCTAACCGGAGCATTAATTAATCAATATCAAGAAGGAGATTTAGTTAAACTTAAAGTTACGGGAACTACCGAAGTAGGAAGCGAATTGAGAATATTATTTAGCCATCCTTTAGATATAGCTTCATATAGAGCCCAAGGTATAGTGGTAAGTCCAACATATAATTTAGCCCCTTATAATACAGGAGCTTCTGGAAGTAATAGACCTTTCTACACATCTGCTTATCAATTTGGTAATTCAGATTATCTAGATATAGAAAGTGTTTCTACCCCTAATGGAGTGACTGGACCTAATGCACCTCTTGGGGTTTCTAATGTTCTATTAGGGTATAATGCTTCGGAGCTTTACGTAGATAATAAATACAATGAAATTGTAGATGGAGATTTAATATGGCTAAATGATGATGGAACATCCCTACAGTATATGGGTTTCCAACAAACGGTAGACAGAGATCAATTCAATTTAGTTTACACTAGAGCATTTACCAATGTTTCTAGAAATGATACTACAATAACTAATATAGCTACTTTTGGAGGAGGTTTAACCCCTTCTTATGCTTCAGATAATTCAGGATTACCTGTATCTGATCAAAAAATTAATATAATTTCTCAAGCAGGAGGAATATCTGAATTTGTAGATGCAACCCAGATAAATCCCACTACATTTAATGTCGTAGAAGACGCTAACGGAAATGTACCTTTCTCTGTAGGCGATTTAATAGTATCTACAGATTTAGATATATGTGTACCTCCTACAGGAAATCAGCAGCAAAGACTTGCTAAAATTACTACGGTAGCTTCGACCACAGCTTCTGGAGTTTATAGAGTAGTATGCGCAAGACCAGTTCTTTACTATTCTGGGCTAACAAGTGAAAGAGTTCAGAAATTTAAATCTATTCCTGAATTTACTACATCTTTTGATTTTACATATCTTTCAGGGTTTGCAATGAAAGAATCTCACAGGCCTAACGGAACAGATGCTAGAGTTTCTGAGATCCTAGATGTTATGTTCGATACAAATATAGCTAAGACGTTAGCAGCTAAAGATATAATTAGTTTTAGATACGTTGTAGATACTTTCTCTGGACAGATTCTACCTAATTCTAAACGTCAATTAAGCTTACTTGCTAAAAACAGACAGCAAGCAATGGCATTAATTAATGCTCCTTCGATTACTCAATTTAGAAATAGTACAGACCCTAGATTTACCGATGCACCTACTGCAGTTAATCCTTTTCCAGCCTTACAAACTAGATACATTGCAGAAGGAGGTAATTTAGCTCTTAATCCGTCTTACACATTTAGTTTACCTAGTGAAGACGATGGTTCTAAATTTTGCGGATTCTTTTCCCCTTATATTACAATTAGAGAATCTAATAGAAATATAAATGTTCCACCAGCAGCATTTGTTTCTAATAACTATGTTAGAAAATTTGCAGCAGGAGAACCTTACTCTATAGTTGCAGGACAAAAAAGAGGGGTTCTTTCCGGAGGTACCATAGTAGGTGTAGAATATGACTTTACCGACGAGGATAGAGGAAATCTAGAACCATTCGGTATAAATCCTATAATAAAAAGGACAGGAGTAGGCGTTGTAATATTTGGTAACCAAACAGCTTACCAAACAGTAAATTCAGCATTTAATCTTTTACACGTAAGGGATCTATTAATTTCTGTAGAAAGCGATGTTCAATCTATTCTTTCTAATTACTTATTTGATTTTAACGAAGATTCTATTAGACTTGAAATTAAGACATTAGTAGATAATTATTTAGACGGAGTTCAATCAGGGGGAGGAATTTATGCTTACCAAACTATTATGGATACTTCTAATAACACACCAGCTATCATAGATATGAACATGGGGGTTATAGATGTTATCATAGAGCCAGCAAGAGGTATACAGAAATTTATTAATAGAATTACTGTTACCAGAACTGGAGGTATTGCATCTGGAGGATTTGCCCAATTTGTTTAATTGGATTAATTTTTTAGATTTTTTAGAAATTAGATAAATATACTAAAAAACATTATGGCAGGATTACCACATTTCTCAAATTCTCAGGCTTCTTTAAATAAGTATGAGCCTGTTTACCTTAATCAGTTTGAGGCACAAATAACTTGCCCCAATGGTGTAGGAGGGGGAAGTATATTGATAGAGCATGTAACTAAAGTTAGTGGTTTATCCGTAGATAAAAGCCCGGGATTAGCTACTCAAAAATATAAATTTGCAAAAAGAAATTATGCGGGCGGTAAACCTTCTGAAACCACAATGAATGTTAGTATTTCATTTACTGTGAATTTAAATGATGCTAACTCTATGTATGTTTTTAAAACCCTAAGACAATGGTCAGATTTGATTTACAATCCTCTTACGGGAGCTATGGGTCTTAAAAAAGATTACACAGGAAATATTTTAATTTCTATTTTTAATAAGCAAGGTGATGTTTACCGAAGAATTAATTGTAGAGATGTTTTCCCTTTAAAAGCTCTTCCTGAAATGGGATTGAACTATACAGACGAGACAATATATACAATTAACGATATGGAATTTGCCGTTGATTATTACGAAGATTTATTTTTATAATTTTTAAATTAATATGGCTGGACTCCCACATTTTAGTAACTCAACAGCTTCTAGGAATTACTACGAACCTGTTTACCTCAATCAATTTGAGGTTATTATAAATCCGCCTGCAGGTATTCCTCTTGCGGCTCAGAGATTTAAAGGAGAAGGAATTTTAGCTCAAGGGATAAAGAGTCTTTCGGGATTAGCCGTTGATATTGCTCCTTCTGCAACCATAGATCAAAACTATAAATTTGCTACTAGAAGATATGCAGGGGGAGAACCATCTACTACAGACATGACGGTAACTATGGAATTTGAAGTTAACCTGAACCCGGAAACTAATTCTATGGAGGTCTATAAAATCCTAAGACAATGGTCAGATTTAATCTATAATCCCCTTACGGGAGCTATGGGCATTAAAAAAGATTATGTGGGATCTATGGTTATCTCTATATTCAATAAGAGGGGAGATGTCTTTAGAAGAGTATCCGTTGGTTCGTGTTTTCTTTCAGAAGCTATTCCTGCAATGGACTTAGATTACGAGCAAGCAACTAACTATAGTATATCTCTTTCTTGGATATGCGATTACTGGGAAGATACGTTTTTATAATATAGAAAAATATTTTAAAAAAAGAGACATAAATTTGTCTCTTTTTTGGTGTTTTGTTATATAATATAAATAAACATAAACTATGAATAATCTATTAGGTATATCACCGGAAGAATTACTAAGATCTAAGGAGTTAATGGGAGGATTAGAATATGATCCTATCTTACCCCCACGGACAAAACAAACCCCTACGGAGGAGGTTTTGGAACTAAAAGAGGAAATAAAAGAATCCCCTAAGGTAGAAGAACTAAAAAAAGAAATAGAACCACGACAGATTTCTATTCCCCAAAGAGAAGAAAATAAAATACCGGTACCGGAAGTTAAAAAAGATGCTGTTTTCGAAGTTAACTGGAAAAATTTACCTATTCATCTTTTACCATCAAAGGGATTATTCTACCCGGAAGGTACAAGAATGGCAATAAGACCTTCGGATGTTAAAGAGATAAGACATTTTTCTACTATAGATGAAGATGATTCAGTAGATATAGAAAGAAAACTTTCTTTTATTCTAGAAAGATGTTTAAGAATAGATTTTCCAGGACAAGGGGTTGTCAGCTATAAAGATCTTAAGCAAGAAGATAGATTCTATATAATAATGGCAATCAGGGATCTTACTTTTCTAAGAGGAGAAAATTCTTTAATGCTTACACCTAATAGAAAATGTGAAAAAACCAAAGACTGTAAAGCAGTAGAAGGATTTGAATTAAGATCGGGAAATCTTTCCTCTTATGAATTAGAGGAAGAAATATTAAAAAGGTACAACACTGAAACAAGGTCTTTTATTTTTACTTTAAAGGCAGAAGAAAAATCTTTTGAAATATTTGTCCCCAGCATAGGAGTTACACAAACTCTTTCTGATTTTGCTACGGTATGTTTTAAAAGAAATATAGAAATAGAAGATGGATTTTTAGAAATAGCACCATTTATTATACCCGAATGGAGAGGATTGGATTTTGAAGGGGTATTATTTTTAATGAGAAAAACATCTAATGAATGGACTAAAAAAGAATTTAGTTTACTTTATCAGATATCAGAAAAAATAAAAATAGGAACTAAAACAGAAGCAAAACAAAAATGTCAAGCATGCGGTGAGGGGGAGGTCACCGCAGATATTACCTTTCCCGGCGGGATCAGATCTCTTTTCCTTATTTCAGATATCTTTAGAGAATTACTTTGATATAAAATTTAGGCTCTGGAAAGAACATGGAATAGATCCTGTTTTTTTAGAATCCCTTCCTTTCTATGAATATCAATTATGGATAGAGAAAATAAATAAATCTATTGAGATAGAATCTCAAGAGGATATGGAAGTAAAAGGATTTAAGCAAGTATTTAATCTTAAGAAATAGATATTTTTATTTCCCGATATATAGAGTATGGATCTAAATAAAAAACTTATAGATCAATTATCCGATCTAAGTAGAAATATAAAGTCTCTTACCTCCGAGGTGAAAGAAAATAAAAATGTGATTTCTGCAGAAAATTCAAATCCCCCAAAAGAAGGGATAAAAGATGATCCGAATAAAAAAGAATCGGTAGAGGAACAGAATAAAAAATTCTTAAAATCTTTAGAAGATATATTTAAGAAAGGGGTAGGCGAAATAACTAAATCGAATATCGAATCCAAGGGTATACTAAATGATGCGGTGGTAGAGGTTAAAGGCAAAGGACCTGAATCCCCATTGGGTGCTACATCTCCTTTAAAAGATAAAGCTCTTGAAGGTGTAAAATCTAATATAAAAATACCTAAAGGGCTTGGAGAATTGTTAGGAAAAATTCCTAAATTTGAATCCGGAGGGGTTATGGATAAAACCGGTGTAGCATTGGTAGGAGAAAAAGGACCCGAAGTAGTTAAATTAGATAAAGGATCCGAAGTTATTTCTAATACCAAATCATCTGAGCTATTAAAGAAAGAATCTATCCCAGCAAAAACTGCAGATCAAGCACTTACTCTTCAGAGGGGTCCAACCTCTGAGCAGATAGCAAAGTATAAGAGATATCAGTTAGAGTTATATCCGGATCACTATAAAGAATATCCCGAATATTTAGTAGATGATATCGATTTTTGGGTAAATACGATGAGATATCTTTATCCCCCAGCTATAGATAGTTTATTGGAGGGAAAGGGGGAAGGAGCTATTAAAGAAGACGAAACTAATCTTTCAAAGCCAGTAAATAAAACAGCAGAAATCAAAGAAATCCCAGAAGAAATTAGCAAGAGGGATAAAAGGAAAAAAGAAAGAGAGGAAAAAAGAAAAAGTAAGGACGAAAATAAAAAAGCCGAAGATTTATTGAATCCAAAACCTAAAGCTCAGGACGGGGAAGAAAAACCTAAGATAGAAAATAAAGAACCTACGCTAATGGAAAAAGGCAAAGGATTTCTTAAAGAAAAAGGAGCTTTAGAAAAAGGAAAAAATCTTTTATTTACTAAGGGTAAAGATTTACTTACCGGAAAAGCCTCTTTAAAAAACCCAGCTTCTCTCTTTGGGGATAAAACCCAATTAATGGGTAAAGGCGTGGGAGCTGCTACTTCTCTGTTTTCTAATAAGGAATCAAGGGGTAAGGCAATGGATAAATTAAAAGGGTTTAAAAAGGGGAAAAAAGAAGAAGAAAAAGCTTCTATTACTACCGAATCCCCTGAGCTTAAAAAAGTTAAAACCGAGCCTAAGAAAGAGGAAGAGAAAAAACCAGAAGAGAAAAAACCAGAAGAGAAAAAAGAAATAGCACAAACCGAATCTCAAACCGTTAAAGAAGAAAAAGAATCTCCTAAAACAGAATCCCCTAAAACAGGGACTACTGAAAAAGGTTATTCTGAGACGGGGTCTACTGATATGGGAGATATAAAATCTTTATTGGGTAGAATGGTATCTCTTTTAGAAGGTCCGCTCTCTATAGAAACTATGGATTCTCCTTTTAGACCGGATTCTAGAAGATTCTAATTTTCTAATAATTTTATTTTTTTACTACGAAAAAATACATATATTTATTGTGTATGAATAAAAACTATGTAAAAAAGACAAGAGAAGAATCTATTTCAGATCATTTAAAAAATAACCTCGATTTAATCTTTTTAGAATATTATTCCATAAAAAAAGATTCTATAGAATTTAATATAGATAAAGAATCTAAAGAGACCAAATCAGATCTCATATATTTAAAAATGGCTAATACCTGGGGATCTTCCTCCCATTGTAAAAGAATGAAAGTAGGTTGTCTTGTAGTTAAAGATAAATCTATAATATCTGATGGGTATAATGGATCTCCTTCTGGTTTTCCTAATGTATGTGAAAGCGAAGAAATGGTTACTCTCCCCTATGTTTTACATGCAGAAGCAAATTCAATAACAAAACTGGCTAAAAGTACACAGAGTTCTATAGGATCTACCATGTATGTTACCTTATCCCCTTGTTTTGAATGCGCTAAGTTAATAATACAATCGGGGATAAAAAGAATAGTTTTCTGTGAAGTTTATAGAAATACTGATCCCCTAATTTTTCTATCCGAGGGAGGAATAGAAATAACCAGAATAGGTAATAAATACTTATCTTAAATCCAATAATTTTTTTAAATCACGTAAATAATAAAAAGTAAATTTTACTATGCAGAGACAAAACAACATTCAATTCTTAGCTGAATCTTTTATCGAATCTAAAAGTTCTAAATGTTTTAAAAACTTATACGAAAGGCTAAAGCCAGGGATAACTAATCATTGTTATTTAATACTTAAGAGTCAAGAACTTGCTGAAGATGCTTTTTCTAATACCATGACAAAGATATGGCTGAAGATACACCAATACGATAAAGACCGAGCAAATTTTTCGACATGGACTTATAATATTGCTAGAAACGAATCCCTGCTAATTCTAAAAACAGGAAAAAGATTCTTTTCCCATAGCGATGAAGAAATGGAATATTTTTCTAGCAAATCCACATTAGGAGATTTAGGTGGACAATACCTTATGGAGGAAGATCCTACTTATTCTTTCCTTTTTGAAGATAGCACTATAGACAGTGTTTATGAATCCGTTCTAGAAGAGATAAGAGAATTACCTGAAATATATAGGGAGATAATGGTGGATAGAGAAATAAACGGTATGAAATATAAAGATATTGCAGAAAAATATGGGATAAAGAAAAGATCCATCGCTACCCGAATAAGAAGGGCTAGGGCTAGGATTAGAAAAAAAATGGACCCGAAACAAACCATTAAGAAAAAGGTAAAATAATTATGTTCAGATTATTAAAAGTAATAAAAGAAATTAGGCTCTATCGAGAATATCGAAAGGTTATTCGAAAGGAAGAGATGGATTCTCCTAAATGGGCTAAAGCAAAACTTAGGAGAGATTGGGTTTATAGAATTTATACTGTTATAAATTTACCTCCCCAGGTTACTATGTCCTCTGATTTTCCAGAAGAATCAAAACCTTCTTTTGTTATATCCGAGCTTAAGCCAATAAATGAATACCTAAAATATCTTAATCTAGAAGAGCTTTTAACCATGTCAATTGAGCCTATAGAAGAAACCCAAAATAATTCCTGGCTAATAGTTTATCAATTTTTATTTAGACAACTAAGCTGGGTTTGGATTTTATTTTTCCTTCTTCAAATTACCGCTATTATTCTTTTGACCGTTTATTGGTCTTCTTTTATTAATTTATTTTAATGATATTTACAAGAAATCAAGAATATGATGCTAGACTTCTAGAATATAAAAAAGATCTAGATTCTAAACTATCTTTTTTTAAAAGCGATAATTTTAAGTTCGAAGAAGAAGCTCACGTTTATACTTATTTAGGGAAAAAATTTGATTCGGTTACCACCTTATTAAAAGTATTCAAAAAACCTTTCGATAGCGAATATTGGCTTAAATATAAAGCAAAAGAAAGAGGTGTAGATCCTTCGGTTATTTCCAATGAATGGAAAGAAAAATCCGAAACCTCTATGAATTTAGGAACTAGGGTTCATAAATTTATAGAAGATTTTTTAAGCGGATTAGACCCAGAATTAAACGAAGAAGAAGATCCTATTTATAAAGCTAGAATTCATAAATTTATTCATATCTATGAAAATAAACTTAAATATCTTTTACCTTTAGAATCTGAATTGAGGATATTTTGTAAAAAGTGGAGATTAGCAGGTACAATAGATCAGCCTTTTCTTTATTTTGATCCCGAATTTCCTAACCCATTTATATTAATAGGGGATTGGAAAACAAATGGCATGTTTACTCATGACGATCATCCAAAAGGAAAATATAATAAATTACTTAGACCTTTCAATGGACTTTATCAAAATCACTTAAATGAATATTCTATCCAAATAAGCATGTATAGATTAATGCTGTATGAGGAATTAGGGATAGAAACTCAAGATGGATTTCTTTGCCATATTGGACCCGATAGTCCAGCAAAACTTTATAAATGTAAAGATTTAAGAGAACCTTTAAAAGTTTATTTAGATAACAATAGAATGGATTTAGATATTTTCGATATTTAAATGAAACATTTTTAATATATCCTGTATAATTTAAAAATAAAAATTAAAATAAAATGGCAACTAAAAAAGAATCTATTCCTTTAAATCCTAACAATCTACCTGGTGGATCTTCTCAAATTGATTTCAACGAAACCGAATTGAATGTTTCTGTGGATCAAGAATTAGTTAATTCGTTAGAAAAAGAATTAGGGGATAAAAGAAAAGAAAACAGAGAAAAACTATATGCTATCTCTATGAAAGAATCTCTCTTAAGAAGATATGAAAATTTTATGGCCGAAGAAGCTGAATGGAATTCTACTGAAGCTTTAGGCGTTGTTGAAGTTAATAAACAGATACAAAAAATAAAATCTGAAAAAATTAAGGATAATGTTATCTATATGGGAGCTCTTCCTATAGAAGCAACCCATTATTTTTTAAATAAAGTTAAAGGTAAAGGCTTAACCGAAGCTAGCAATTTTATAGAATTGTATAGATCTTTCGACCAAGCACTTAATGATGTTAAAAGTGATAACCAAATCTTACAAGATTTAGAAAAGAACCTTTCAGCTGCAATGCAAGGGATATCTTTAGGTTAATTTTCTCTTTTATAATTCGATCAAGCCAAGGAGTTTTCTTCTTGGCTTTTTTAATGGAATAAGGATAGATATATATAAAAAAATAAGTTATGAAAACAATAGAAAAAATTAAAAATTACTCATGGGCAATTACCTTAATCCTAGTTTTTTTTATGCTATTAAGACAATGCGGGGTTAATAGAGATATAGATAGAATGGAAAAATCGGTAAAATCTATAAATAATAAAGTAGATTCTTTAGTAATACCTACGAAAGAAGATATAAGAAATGAAATGAACGAAACCATGTTTAATTTTCTTATTTATGAAGACGATTTCGATAAGGGAAAAGCTTCTCTTTCTGATATAAAATCTAAAATAAATACACCAAAATAATTCTATGAAAAATAGAGGGATAAGCATATTTATAATATCAACTTTCGTTTTACTTTATTTGGTAGTTTCGGTTATTTCTACTATACACGTAATCGATTTTTTTGAGATGACAAATCCTAAATGGCTTTCTGTATTTTTAGCTATAGCTTTTGAAATAGGAGCAGCAGCTTCTTTAGCTTCTATAATAGTAATGGATAAGATGAATAAATTTATAGTTTGGTCTCTATTCTTTACATTGACCGCAATGCAAGCTATAGGAAATACTTATTTTGCGTATATTCATTTATCTGATTTTAGCCAATGGAGTGAATTATTTGGGCTATCCGAAGAAGAACCTATATTTCAAAAAAGAATTCTTTCTATAATAAGCGGAGCTATTCTTCCTTTGGTTTCCTTAGGTTTTATAAAAGCTTTGGTCGATTATATTCGCCCAGATAAAAACGAGCCAAAAATAGAAACCCAAGAAGAAGAAATGATAGTAGAACCTATAGAAACCATCGAACAGGAGGGAGAAATTAGGGAAGAAAAAATAGAGAATATAGAAAATACTAACAGATCTAGAAAATTAAGGGATACTATCTATTATGATCTGGATCCAACTAAAATAACTTAAGTGATGGCAGATCCAAATGACGAAATATTAAATATAGACGGAGGAAATTCTTCAGGCCAGGGCTCCGAAATTGACGGGGGGAATTCCCAATACCCCTTAAGTCCCCAACCGTCTGGTGCTACTGGAGGATTTGTGACTGCATACGCTAATATTGCTTTACAAAAGAAAGATCTTAAAAGAATAGATGCAACTTTTAGAAGATTTAATGATCAATCGAAGGTTAAATTCATAAAAGAATATTATTCGGTAATAAGAAAAGAGGAGACTATGGATAAAGTTTCTCTTGCAGAATTTTTCCACCCCTTACAATCTTTCTCCGAATATCAAAAACAAACAGTTGTAATTGACCCTTTAACCACAATAAATCTAGACCCTTCTTCTTTTTATTCTACTGAAGGCGAGGTTTCCCTTTTAGTAGTTAAAGCTGAATATCTGCCAGAAGCAGATCCTAACGAAAAGATGATATTCTGGGACTATGGAAATACCCCTAGAAAAATAATGGGATCTATTATGATATTATCAGGATCAATAAAGAATGGATCTATTTGGCACGGATGGGATATAGATCCTTTTTCCGATTATGCTCACACTGCAAATCCTGATATAAACGACGGGGGGATATCTTTTACTAACCCCACAGAAAAAACCGTGAAATTAATAATTTTAACAGCTAACTAATGGCAACTAGACCTATTGAATGTCCATATGACGAAGCTTCTGGATTTAGATTTAACAGAGGCTATTTAGTTCTGGATACCCCAACTACTAATTACCCAGAAAAATTTATAAGGTTTGATGATATGTTTGAAGAAATAACATCATATTCCAAACTTAGAATAAATTTAACCCCTTCGTCTTGTTACCTATTAAGCCAAACCGACATTTCTGATAATGAGGGATTTGTTTCTTTTATATTAGTAAAATCAACATTTCCTGATAATACTTTAGAAACTCGAAAATATTTAAGCTGGGAATATCAGGGAGGAGTTTATAATATGGGAAAGATTATGCTTTTATCCGGATTAAACATCACAGATTTTTCTTCCGAACCAGCAGGATGGAATATATCCCAGCCGGGCACAGTATATACAAACGGGGGAATAATATTCTGTAATCCCCATACCGACATTACAATTAAATTAGAAATTCTTGTTGCAAGATAATAAATTCTAATTTTTTTATTTTCAAAAAGATATATAGATCACACTTAAATAGACAAAAAATGGATTTCGTAAATCAAATTAAAAAATTAAAAGATCTAACAAAATCTCCAAAAGTTAGAGAATTATGCGAAAGCTACCTTAACGGAGGTATGAAAATAGATCCAGAATCTTTTTTTAATAACATTAATGAAGAAGATTCTAATTTTTCCGATAATATAAAAGAACACGTAGATGCTATAAAAAATGAGCAATCCGAAATATCTAGAAGATCTGCCCAGTCATTAATGGAATCCTGGGGAGGTTTAAAAAATACTAGTTCAGGGAATAGCGGAACTTTTATTACTAATAATCCTAGCAACTCATTAAATGAATCACTAATAGACCAATTAGATGATTTATCTTTAGTAGACGGAAGTGCTAGATCTTTCAGAGAACTACAAAAACTTAATAATCTTGGAATTCTAGAATCTCTAGAATTTTTAAAAACTAAATCTATTTATTCTTACCCACAAACTAAAATTGTTTGTGAGCAATTTAGAAGCTTAGTTGAAGATAAAGGGGTTAAAGAATTTTTATTAGCAGAATCTTACGTAAATGAACTTTCTAAAATTGGATGGGATTCTGACGTTAAAGATGTTATAGAAACAATCTCGGAAAAAATAAAAAAATACTCTAGAGAAATTGAGGTTTCTAAAGTTTTAGAAGGATTAAGAAACGGAGGAAGTTATAGCTTTTATTCAGATTTAGCTGATATTTTAAATTCTTGGCTAGTTACCGAAAGTAAATCTACTAATCTTTTATTAAAGCAAATAAAAAGATGGGAATTTAATCCATTAATTAGAAACCTATCCAATTCTATAAAAATTAGCGAATCTAAAAATAGTGGGTATTTAAATCTTCCTAGAGTTAGCCAAGGAGAATCTAGAGTAGAATCTTTATTTTCCCCTGTGTTAATCGAAGAGGGAAGAACGGTATTTCCTTTAGGAGGAGATTTATTTTCTGCTGGATATACTGGATTTAATAAACTTAGCGAATCTGAAATTAAAAAAACAGTTCCTAAATCTTATTTATCCCTATTATCCATTTGTTCAAAGCCAAATGTAAGAATAGATGAAAATGGAGCTTATATCTCTATAGGAAAAAATACGGTAAGAATAATAGAAGAAGGAACTAAAAATTCTGTTTATTTAGGTAAAAGTAAATTAAATTTTAGAACCAGCGTAGATCTTGCAAAAATTATAGGAATTGAAGTTACTTCTAATTTAGGAATGCTAGAGAGCACTTTAGTTAATGATATTATTACTATTTATGAAAATTATGATAATATCGTAGAACTTGATTTTGCAAAATCTATAGTTTCTAATATCTACGAAGGGGTTTCTATTAATCTTATTAAATGGGAAAATCAAATCTATCTTCAAAGAGTAAATGAATCAATGAGAGAAAAATCTCTTTTTAAAGTAAACGGATCACAAGCAGTTAAAGCTGTTAAGGATTACTTAAGATATGATATATCAGAGGGGTTAACCGAATTTTTAGAAGGAGATTATAAAAGAAAATCTATTATGATGAATGACAGAAATCAAATTCTGAATAACATTACCACAATAGAATCTGAAATAGAAAAAATAGAATCATTTTTTGGAAATAAGCCAGAATTAAAAGAAAGCGAAGAATTAAAAAGCGCACACTATAGTTTATGTAAAGAATTATCAACCCTTAGAGAAAAATGGAACCATTTAAATATTGAAATAGAAAGAGTAGAAGATAATTTAGTAGAAATAGATGATGATATTTTTGAAGATGAAAAATTTAAAATAGGGGATTTTGTTAAAGTTAAAGAATCAGGCGAAACTGGAAAAGTTTTATCTATAGACGGAAGTTCAGGTAGATATACCATTTTATTAGATAGCGGAAAAACTACCGACCATACAATAGGTGAAATTGCAGATTTAGAAGAATCTTTAAATAAAGCCGCAGAAGACAACGAAAGAGATTCAGAGGATTCAGACGAAGATGGGGAAGAAGGAGTAAAAGAAGCAAGAAAAGTATCTAAAAGTGAGCTTAACGCACAAAGAGAATATTTAGGGAAATTTAAAGAAGGGCATGGATTTTCTAATGCACCGGGAAAGAAAGAAAAAATAGGGTTTGAGGTTAAAAATTCTACTATGAATATAGATCATAATCATGGATATAATACAACTCTTAACGAACAAGAATTGTTAAAAAAAAAGTAGATCGCAACTTTTATTTTGCTCCCTTTTTTAAAAATCAAAAAGAGACAAAAGAAAAATTTGACCAGGATCTATCTAAATTCATGGCAAAAGCACCAAAAGAAGCTTCTGTAAAAGACACAGAAGACGAAGGTGAAGAAAAAAGAAAATAAGTAAAAGGGAATCTTCGGATTCCCTTTTTTTTTAATCGAAATCATTTTATTTTTATTCACTAAGACATCAATAACAAAAAACAAAAAATGGCGAAAATATATGTTAAAAACAAAGACCTTCTAGCAGAGTTTAAAGCATCTAAAGAGAAAGGCAGTTTAAATCCTGAAATAGTTAGGATGTTTTACTTAATAATTGATGGGATTTCTAAAAAAATGTCATATAAAGATCCAGCAGATAAAGAGGATTGTATGGCATTTGCCATGGAGGATTTGTGTAAATATTGGGACAGGTTTAAACCCGAAAAATCAGATAATGCTTTTTCTTATTTTACCCAGATAGCTAAAAATGGTTTTGCTAAAGGCTGGAAAAAGATTCATCCCCCAAAAAGTCCTAAAACAATACCATTTAGTTACATTACAGGTGATGACAATACATATAACATATAATCGAAATAAATAGATTATAAAATCTAGATTATGGTTGACATAAAAAAAGTAAAACCCAACGGAGAATATAAATCGGGAAAATATGTACCGAAGAATCCCGATAAATACATAGGGGATATCCATAATATCATATTTAGATCGTCGTGGGAGCAAAGATTTTGTATTTACTGTGATACTAATGAATCCATACTAAAGTGGAGCTCCGAGCCCCTAAAGATCCCCTACTACAATCCTTTAGATAAAAAAGAACATCAATATAATGTTGATTTTTACATGAAGACACTAAATAATGATGGGGGTGAGCAGGAATGGATAATAGAGATAAAACCAGAGAAGCAAACACTAAAACCAATTTATGAAGGTAATATGACAACCCCTAAATTGAAAGCATATAATAGAAATATGCAAATCTGGATAACCAACCAATCAAAATTCAAAGCAGCTAAATTATGGGCGGAACAAAGAGGGTTTAGATTCGGAGTCATAAATGAGAATTTTTTATTCAAAGGTAAATGAAAAGCTTTGAAGAATTAATAAAAGAATATTCTACCGAATACAAAACCCAGCAGGATCGTATAAAAGAATCTAATGATTTTTTTTCTAAGAATTATTTAGAAAATAGTAAATATTCTTCTTTTGCTCTCCCTTTTGTTCCTGGAATAATCTATTCTTTTGGGTATAAAACCCCTAGCAAAATTTCGGAAAAAAGAAGATTTATAAATAGAAATCCTATTTTTATTTTTCTTAATTATTCAAAAACTTTATTAAATGAAAATATCGTTTACGGGATAGATCTTTCTACCATACCCTATGAAATAAGAGAAGTAATATTAAACCGGATCTGGAATGAATTCGGAGACCAGATATCTAAAAATACTGACCCTAAAAAAACAAAAGCTCCTTTACCTCTTTCCCCCACTAATTTAGATTCTATTCTTAATAAAACCGGGTATAAAAAATCTATTTTTGGATTTAAGTATGAATATTTTTCTAATATAAAAGAGATAAAATCTGAGGATTGGGTAAGAATTCCTTTCTTAGAATTGAATACGTTTGAGGGCCTGAGTTCATTTGAGATATATAAAGAATATAAATCGAAATTAAAATAGAAAAAAGGGGTATAATCTCTAATAGTAATTATGGCAGGATTCGTAGAAAATAATAAACCTTCATCACCAGGAGCAGTAGATCGGATAAGACAATCCTTAAAAAGTCTTAGTACTTTTGGTATGAAATACGATGATATGGTTGTAAGAAACTCACAAGCAGTAGGTGTAACCGAAGCTAGTTTTTTAAACAAGGATGCTCATGCAGGAAAAGAAGATGAAAATTTATCTTGGGCTTTAGCTAAACAGGACATAAACACAAAACAATACATCACATATTTTGATAAGGATTACAAAGGAAAAAGAGATTATTTAAGAAAATTTTCTTTAAATCCTGAAATAGAATGGGTATTAGATACAATATGTGATGAATCTATCTCGTACGATCCAGCAAATTATTTTGCATATCCAGCATTTCTGGATCTTACTGATATAAATGAAAAATTCAAGGACGATCTTTATGATGCATATAAAAAATTATATGATATATGGGGATTTTCCGATGATATAACAGGATGGCAATATTTTAGACAATTTTTAGTTGATGGATTTTTATCATTCGAGATTATATTTGATGATGATGGTAAAAATATAATAGGATTTAAAGAATTAGATCCTGTTACTTTAGTTCCCAGTGTAGAAAAACAATCGGATGGAACTTTTCTTAGTACATGGACCCAATATCCACAGGACCCTAAAAAAAGAAGAACCCTTTACGAACCTCAAATAATATACATTTCCTACGCTAAAGGAAATTCAATATCTAGAATAAGCTACGTAGAGAGATTGATAAGACCTTTTAATATTCTAAGAACAATAGAATACACTAGGGTAATATGGTCGGTGATGAATTCCCAGTTCAGAATGAAAATGACTGTTCCTGTAGGTACTAAATCTATGCAAAAAGGGATGCAGACACTAGGGGAATTGATGAGTATTTACAAAGAGGATTTTGATTTAAATAATGAGACGGGGGAATTAATGATAGACGGAAAGCCTAAAATCCAATTTTATAAAAATTATTTAATGCCATCCGGCCAAGGTGGAACCCCTACTATAGAACCCATAAATAGTGAAGGCCCTAATTTAAATGATTCAACACCATTAAATTATTTCTTCGATAGATACATACAGGAAAGTAAGATACCACCTTCTAGATTTTCTACCCCCGAGGGCGGTAGCTCGGCCACGTACTCGAACGTCGGGGAGGGGTTCGATAAGGACGAGATAAGATTTTTTAAATTCATAGAGAGATTAAGAACAGTATTTCAAGATATTTTAATTAAACCCCTTTGGGTTCAAATAGTAAAAAAACACAAAGAATTAGAAAAAGATTTTATTTTTAAATCCCAGTTAGGGCTTAATTTTTTCTCCGATAATCCTTTTAAAGTAAACCAGGAAATAGATGTTATAAACAAAAGAAAAGAATCCGTTACCGCTATGGTTGGATTAATGGGGGATGACGAAAAACCTTATTTTTCTGTTCCTTTCCTTGTTGAAAATTTTCTAGGTATTGATAAGAAAGATCTTAAATCAAACGAGGAAATAAAAGAAAGAAAGAAAAAAGAAAAAGAAAAAGAAGCTAAAAAGGAAGGCGGAAAAGAAGGGGAAGCAGGAGCTGCCGAAGGAGAAGAAGCCCCAGCAGTAACAATATAATAAAAACAAATGGCAGGATTTTTAGATTACCAGCAACCCAATAAATCAGCTTTGGGGAATATAATGAGGAATCTCGGAAAAATATCTAGTTTCGGTATGAAATATGATGATATGGTTGTACGAAATTCCCAGGCTATAGGTAAGACTGAAAGTTCTTTTTTTAATTCAGAAGGTACCGGATTTACCCAAGATGATGCTTTTAAATGGCTACTTTCCCATCAAGATGTTAAAATAAGAAAATACATTGCTTATTTCGATAGAGATTATTTAGAGAAAAGAAAATTCTTAAGAAAATTTTCTCTTAATGGGGAAATAGAATTTATACTAGACACTGTTTGCGATGAATCTATAAGTTATAACGATAGAAATTTCTTTGCTACCGCATCTACTTTAAATATAGATCTCAAGGATAATATATTAGACAAAATAACAGATCACTACAATAGGCTTTACAATGTGTTCGGGTTTCAAAATTCTAATCTGGCATGGCAATATTTTAGACAACTTTTAATTGATGGGTTTTTAACATTCGAGATAATTTACGATAATAAAGGAAAAGAAATAATAGGATTTAAAGAATTAGATCCTACATCTCTTCAACCGGTAGTTGAAAAAATAGGGGAGAAAGATTATCAACAATTTTGGATACAATACCCGACTAATCCCCAGATGTCTAGAAGACTTACTAATGAACAGATCATATACATTTCTTATGCTAAAGGAAATTCTGTTTCCCGAGTTAGCTATGCCGAAAGACTAATAAGATCTTATAACATTCTAAAAATAATGGAGAACACCAGAATTATATGGAATGTTATGAATGCTTCTTACCGACTTAAATTTGTAATTCCTACGGGAACTCAATCCCAGCAGAAAGCATTACAAACTCTAGGACAGATAATGTCTAACTATAAGGAAGATATTTCAATAAATGATAATTCTGGTGAATTAACGATAAACGGAAAGCCTAAAGTTCAATTTTATAAAAATTATCTATTCCCTGAAAAGGACGGACAGACTCCTGACATATCATCTTTAAACCCAAGCGGCCCTGATTTTAACGTAATGGATAATGTTCTTTATTTCTTTAATAAGTTAAAGATGGATTCTAAGATACCTTATGCAAGATTTTCTTCTAGATCTTCTGCTCCTATAAATTATCAGGTAGGAGTAGATCAAATGCAAAGGGATGAAATTAGATTCGAAAAGTTTTTAAGAAGACTTAGATCTATATTCCAAGAGATATTGGTAAAACCCCTTTACATCCAAATGTGTTTGGATCATCCTGAATTATCAAAAGATAGAAATTTCAAAAGTAAATTAGGGCTAAATTACTACAGAGAAAGTGAACTGGAAGAAATGATTCAAATGGGGGGATTCACTAAAAGAATAGAATTTGTGAATGGTCTAGGAGAAATAAAAATGAAAATCGGAGAAACCGAAACCTCTTATTTTGACAAAGAATTTCTTATAAATAGGTACTTAGGTATAACTCCGGACCAAGCTAAAACGAATGGGGAATATAAAAAAAGAGAGGAGAAAGAAGCAGGAAAAACATCTAAAGAAGGAGCGGCCGAAGGAGAAGCGGGAGCTGCCGAAGGAGAAGAAACCCCAGCAGTGACTATATAAGATTCTTTTAAAAAGGATCTAATTAATAAGAATAGGGAAACTTTCCCTATTTTTATTGTATTATATAAAAATAATATATGATACAAGAACTATTAACGGAAAAATTAAGACCAAAAGAATTAAAGCACATGATTCTTCCCCAAAGAATCAGCAACATCTTTTTAAATGGTCTAGGACATAACGTATTGCTTTCAGGATCCCCTGGATGCGGAAAGACCACATTAGCTAAAATATTAGCATTACCATTTCCCCATTTGTTTATTAATGTTTCTGATGAGAGCTCGGTAGATACAATTAGAAATAAAATAAATGAATTTTGTTCTAGTATGTCTGTATTAGATGGAAAATCATCTAAGAAGATAGTGGTATTGGATGAGTTTGATGGAGCTTCTGACCAATTTTATAAAGCTCTTAGAGGAACAATAGAAAAATTTGCTAGCAATACTAGATTCGTAGCTACTTGCAATTACATGAATAAGATTCCTGAAGCTATTCAAAGTAGATTCGAGGTTATAGATTTTAATCCAATAGACAGCTCAGAAGAAACAGCTTTAAAAGATGAATGGAAGAGCAGAATTAAAATAATCTTAGGTAAGATAGGAATTTCTATAGATGATGATTCATTAGAAACCTTCCAAAAAAATTATTATCCTGATTTTAGATCTGCACTCAATAGAATACAGACGTGGATGATAGAGGGTGTAAAAGAAGTAGATTCACAAAAGATAAAAGAATTTGGCTGGTCGTACGAGGACCTATATAAAATGATAGTGGAATCTAAAGATCCTGTAAAAAACTATCAAATAATGGTAGGAGAATATTCAGGTAAAGTTGATGATATAATGTCTGCTTTAGGTAATGAGTTTATAGATTGGATAATCGGGAATAGACCAGAATTATCTCGAATAATCCCAGCAGTTATAATTTTAGTTGCAAGTCACCAAGCACAGAGGGTTCAGGTTATAGATCCTATGATTTCTCTTCTTTCTCTATTCTGTAGCATACAAAAATTAATAGAATGATGAAAAGAATAATCATATCGGGAAAAGGAGGATCAGGAAAAGATTATCTTAGAAAAATTATGGAAGATTATGGATTTACCTATTGTAGATCCTATACTACCAGACCTATAAGAGAAAATGAAGAAAATGGTAAAGATTATTTTTTCATAGAGGAAAAAAATATACCTGCAAAAAAAGATCTTTACGAGAGCGTTTATTTTAACGGGTGGTTTTATGGAACTCCTAAAACCGAATTTAAAAAATCTAATCTTTTTATAATGACACCTAAAGGAATCTCCTCACTTAAAAAAGAAGACAGAAAAAATTCCGTTGTTATCTATATAGAAGCAAACGAGGAGACAAGAAGAAATAGATTACTTGAAAGAAGGGATGCTGATGACGTAGAAAGAAGAATTAAAGCAGACGAGAAAGATTTCGGAGATTTTGATGATTTTGATTTTATCGTAAATAATTCAGAAGAAAATGATAAAGAAAATTTAATTTCTCTCCTGGGTAATCTTTCTAAATAAAAGAAATATTATAGGAATTTCTTTCTATAACTAAAAATAAACACTAATAAACATGGTTAATATATGCATAGATGGGAATTATATTTTCCACAAAACTTTTGGAGTATTTGCAGGATACACTAATATAGATCCAGGTAAAACTTTATCTGATAAAAAAGACAGATCCCTATTTATAAGAAAAATAGCTACTGATCTTTGTTCTTCGCTAAGAGATCTTCCGACAGGGGGTAGACTTATCTTTACTGCAGACAGTAGGAGCTGGAGAAAGAAAATTGAAATAGAGGATGGGGGATATAAATCGAATAGAGTAAAAGACGAAAAAGTAGATTGGACTATATTCTTCGATCTCCTTCAGGAATTCGGAAAGCATTTAGAGAAAATGGGATTTATCTACTCTAAGGTAGAAGGAGCAGAAGGAGACGATCTTCTATTGTACTGGTGTGATTATTTTAATTCAATAGGAGAAAATTGTTTTATAATCTCCGGGGATAAAGATTTATACCAGCTTGTAACAATTAAAAATAATGCTTGGACATGCACTTGGAATACTAATTCTAAAAGAAATATACTAAGTATTCCTAAAGGTTGGAAAGAATCTTGGCTTGAAAATAAATCGGAGGCCTCTATATTTAATACCACTGATTTTATAGATTCGGATAAAGAAAAAATGTCTAATCTATTAAATAAAATAGAATTAATAGAAATCGAAGATAAAAAATTTATATTCAATAAAGTTCTGGTTGGGGATAAAGGGGATTGTGTTCCTAGTGTTTGGAATATTAAAAAAGGGGAAAGAACCCAAACTTTCAGTCAAAAGAAAGCAGATATTATCATGGAATCTTTTATAGAATCTGAATGGTACTCTAAAGAAATTATTGATATAATAGAGGACCCAGAATTTTTAGATTGGATATCTGGTTTTATTCTTAGAGCTTCTAAAGATGTCGACTCGTCAGAAAATAGAGAAAAAGTTATAAAAAATCTGATAAGAAATTTCAATCTGATGTGGTTAAATTCTGAAATGATTCCGGAGTATGTTACCCAAGAGATGGAAAAAGAAATAATAAGGGGAACAGAAATGCCTAAAAGGAATATAACAATAGACAGAATAAAAATATTAGAAGGTACCGAATGGATATCGGTAGATCAAACGCCTAAACAATTCGATCCATTTTCTTTATTTAATTCCTAATTAATATGCAGTTATTCGATATAATTAAAAAAATGTTTTCCGATAAAAAATGGGATGATGTCGGTAAAAATGACAAAGCAAGAAATTTCTTTATGATTAATAGAATCATGTCTATAAATTTCCCCATTCAGGCAAATCAATTTAATCATTTAAAAATTAACCCTTCTTCTGTAATAGATTGGTGGCATGGAACCCTTATAAATCTATATACCAAACCTCCTTATTGGATATATACAAAGACTAAGAAGAAAGAGTCCTTAAAGACAGAATCCAAAAAAGATTATTCCGAAGTTGAATGCCTTTTAAGAGAGAAATATGAAATGTCTAAAAGGGATCTTTCCGATTTAAAAGCCTTCTACCCTAAAAAGTATGAAGAATGGGTAAAAAATGTTAGTGAACAGATAGGAATTAAAAATTAATCTATGAATAAAGACAATTCAAAATTAATAGAAAAAACTGTATCTAGCTTAGATTGGGATTCTATATGTAGTGCAGGAAAGATATTTAAATTCGGGGTAGGTGAGGGAGTTACCGCTATTCCAGGAATGAAAAAGAAAAATCACGGGGAAGAAATATCTAAAAATGACTATAAAGCAGAATTAAAAACCCTTCTTAAATATGCTGTAGATAATGACATAAGCGAATTAGTTTATGGACCTTGGGTTATATTCTGGTTTAATAGTGAATGGGATTTAGATATGTATGGTGGGGAAGAAGAGGAAGAAGAAGATGATGGGATTGAAGCCCAAATAGGATCATCGATTGAAGTTATATATTCTCCTCAGAGAATTTGTCTATCTAATGTTATGGGAAAATTAGATTATAAGATAGAGGAAAATGATTTTGATAGACTGGATAATATGCTAAAAAAAGCTATAGATTCTGAAAATTATGAGCTGGCATCAAAGATAAGAGATGTAATTAAAATTCATAACAGCGAATCAAAAGAAAAAAAAGATATATAAGTTAATGAAACATCTTAAATCTATATACGAAGATTTTGGCGGGGGAGATAATGCTTACGGAGACACGTATGGCTTCGGAGGAGCTAATGGCATTCTTAAAATAAACTACAAACCTTTTGATGATTTATCAGTCTCGGTAGGAAGAGATCCAAATATTCCAAATAATGTAAAAGGAGCTAATTTTCAAATAGGTGATGCAGTAATAGGAAAATCCCTAAATAACAAAGATGATAAAAAATATAACGGTGTAATAGTAAGATCTTTTAGAACCCCGGATAATAGAGAGTATAGATATTTTATACAAGTTTATAATAAAGGTAAAAAGACGGAAAGAGTTATAGAAATAAAATCGGATAGTATTAAATTTGCACCAGGAGGGAATCACGGACATATCGAAATAGATTCTAAGGATGGAGCAAATCAGCCTGTTCCTAAAAAATACAATTCAGATTCGGTCTATACGTCTAATCAATTAGGTCTCGAAACAGTAGGAGGATAGCAGAAACTATTTCTTTATTTTCTTCTAGAAAGAAGAAAGACTAAATGAATAATATTGGATTTTCGGAAATAACTTATCTTGGATTTCCCCTTTCTTTTAATAATTCTAAATATTATATAAGCTCCAAAAAAGATTTCTTAGAGCTTATATACAGATCTTTATTAGAAAATACAAAAAAAGGGATAAAGAATTTTTGTATAGATTCTTCAGAAATAGAATTTTCTGAAGAATTCTTTAGCGATACTATAGATGAAGAATCACAAGAGATAGGAGATCTTTTAAATGGAATAAATAAAATTATAATTATCCATTCTTCTAAACTATTTTTCTATTGCTCAAAGGAATATTTTTTAGCTTCCCAGATGGAGGACATTAAAGATAAAACAATTTCTCTCCTAAATTCTATTTCTTCTATATTTGATTCTATAGGAATAGATTATCCTTCTATAATAGTTAGGATTGGATCCGCTTATGGGAATAGAAAAGAAACTATGAAATCTTTCTGCTCTAGGATTTCTGAATTGAATATCGAAACTACACTAAAGCTTACTGTAACAAATGATGATAAACCTAGTTTATTTTCAGTTACCGATCTTCTTTCCGGAATTTATTACGAAACCCAAATCCCTATAACATTCAGATTTATAGGCCATATATTTAATAATGGGGGATTGACTGCTAGGGAATCTATATTCTTATCCAATTCTACCTGGAAAGGAAAGACCCCAATATTCATACATTCTGAATCTAGGGAAAGAGACACGGATGGAAATTTCGTATCCCCTTTGCCTTCTGATTATCTAACAAATAGAATACCAACTTTTGGCCTTGATCTTAATATAGTCTTAGAAGTTAAAAATAAAGAAGAATCATGTTTAAAATATTCTAGAGAATATTTATCTCTAGGCCCTATAATTTTTACCAAGAAAAATAAAAAGAAAAAATGATAAAAAAATCTGAACTTAATAAATTGCTATATTTCGATTTAGAAACGGTTTCCCAGTTCTCTTCTTTGGATGAATTGAAAGAGTATAATCCTAGATTGCATGATTGTTGGAAAAAAAGAGAGGATTATTATAGGAAGTCTTATTCTGAGCTAAAAGATTCTACCTCTAATGAAATATACATGGATAAATCTCCATTAGAACCTGAATTTGGTAGAATACTATGTGCTTCTTTTGGTGTTCTAGAAGACAGCGGCGAAAAAAGATTTGTAAGTTTTTGTTCCCATAATGAACTTGAAATACTCGAAAGCTGTAAAAAGATTCTAATAAACACAGAGCATAAAGGATTTAAAATGTGCGGCCACAATGTAAAATCATTCGATGTTCCTTATCTAGGAAAAAGAATGATATACAATAAAATTACACCCCCGCCAAGTCTTATGGTATCTAATAAAAAACCATGGGAAATAAATATTTTAGATACAACTGAATTATTTTCTTTTGGGAATTATATGCAAGGAAGATATTTAGGTCTAGAGCTTTTGACATGTAGTCTTGGTGTAGAATCTCCTAAGACCGAAATGGAAGGTGCAAAAGTTAATTATTCATATTGGACAGAAAAAGATTTAGATAAAATAAAAAGGTACTGCGAATTAGACGTTGATTCTGTTATAGAAGTTTTATTGGCGGTATCCGTAGAATAAACCTCTATTTTATATTGATATATACAATATAAAAAAATCCAAAGGGTGAAAAACATTATAAAAATTGATAATTATATAACTGAGGGTAGAATAAGTTCTTTTTATAGCGATGAGCTTAATCCAGATGTATGGTCTAGAGAAGTAATAAAAGGAAAATCCCAATGGACTCTTGATGAACCAATAAGAAAAAAATTATTAGATATAGGAGAAGATTTCTTTAGTAAATTTGAAGAGATATTCGGTGAAAGAGAATATAAAGATATAATTCTTACTGGATCCCTAGCTAATTACAATTACACCGAATTTTCAGATTTTGATGTACATGTTATTATGGACCTAAAAGGAATAGATGATGAACATCCAAAAATCCTAAATGAAGCCATACAAGGAATAAGATTTAGATGGAATCTTAGACATGATATAAAAATAAAAGGGTATGATGTCGAATTATTTTTACAAAGCTTAGATGATCCAGATGCTTCGACAGCAACTTATTCTTTAATAAATAATAATTGGATAAAACATCCAAAATACGAAGTTCCCTATGTAGATGAGATCGAGCTAGAAAGAAAATACCTTGGCTATGTTTATGAAATAGATGAACTGGAAACTAGACTTTTGTTCGGAACTAAAATTCCTTTTGGCGCAAAAGAACTCTACAAAAGAGCAAAAACTATCAAGGAAAAAATACAAAAAATGAGAACGGAATCTCTTAGAAAGAAAGGAGAATTTTCAATAGGAAATTTAACCTTTAAAAAGCTAAGGAATACAGGATATATAGAAAAAATTATAAACATCATAACAAAGTCTTACGACAAAATATTTAATGACTAATATGAAAAAAGAATCAGTTAAAGAATCTCTTTTATCCTACATGTATAATGGGAGGAAAATAACCAAATTATACGAGAATGGCGGAACCGGTGAAAGAGGTCCAAAAGAAGATCCGGCGGAGGAAAAAAACGACCCAGATAAGAATGCAGAAAATCCGGATGCTACCGACATAATGGGATCCCACAATTCTATTTTATTCCTAACTTCCCCAGATAAATCAGGTATAATAAAAAGAGGGGGAAATTTAGGATTTATAGAACTTACCCCTGATATAGTAAAAGAATCTGGTATGGAAATAGACCTTGAAGATTTTCAATGGTATTGTCCTGCCAACGAATTTGAAAAATACTTGAAGAGTACGGGTAGAAAATATGATAAAGGTTCAGGTGATTGGACTAGTGAATCCGAAGAGACCGAAGAAAAAGAAAGAAAAATATCTACATATTCAGATTTTTTAAACGAAAAAGAAAGGTTAGAATCCCTAAATGAATTAGGCGGATTACCTTTCCTAGGAAATGTCGGGACTAATGTAACAGGGAAAGGATTGGAATACGAGGGAGATGATCCTGATTTTCAAAAAGGAAAATTAACAGACGACCAAAGAAGGCTAGTTAGATTTTTATTTACCAGAAACAGTCTTAGAAATTCCGGAAAACTGGAAAAAGAATTGGATTTAACTAAAATGGAACCGGGGAAGGATTATGAAATTTTTGTAACTGCATTTGATCC